CTCGACGGATATCAGCCGATGGCGGGCCGATAAGAGACCGTAATTCAGAACGACAAGGAAACCGATGAGTATTTTTTTCATACAAGAAAAATCAGTTGACGGTTGGAAGCCCGCCTGGCATCGGAGTCTCATGCCTTCTTTCGAGAGCAAAAGACAAGCCATGCGCACCGTCCGAAGATATGTCACGCAACACGACCGAACGAGGCCAAGCATGTTCCGGATTCTCAAGATGAAGGTCTGATATGACGGTGCTGCGCATCGACAATGACGACGGATCATGCCGGCTGGAGATACCCGGGGCCAATCGCCGCTGGTCCCTGATCCTGTTGAGGGTTCCCAGCTTTAACGGGTTCAGCGCATACGTGACACCACAGGGCGGAAAGCTCGACGCGAACACTCCGAAAACATCCGTGTCAGACATCAGCGACCTGATTTCCGTACGCGACTTCATCGATGAAACCATCGCACAACACAATCAAGGACCAATCAGTGGCAGAAGAACAAACCCACTTTGAAATCATCGAATGCGAGAACTACATGCCCGTGGCGATCCGTCAATTCGACTCGGAGGAAGAGGCCATGGAATACCTGAACATGCGTCTCAAATCAGAACAGCCAACCCATCCATCCGAACGCCATGAGGCACAGGAATCCGAGGGGACGACGGCGCAGGGGCTGCATGAATTCTCAGAACAGCTCCGCATCCAATCCATTCTGCGCATGCTGGAAATGAACGCGAGAGGAGAATTCAACGCCTTCGAACGCATCGAACTGTATGCCGCGCTCAACAATCAAAGAACAAGAAAAGCTCTTGGAATCACCGTCGAATCCTCTCCTTGCAAACAGAACCGCCAAAGGATTAACACGCAATGACATCAGGGAAAAAGCTCGATCGGGAAACCGTCGATTACCTTCGTACGCTGCCTGAAATCGTGCGCAGAGTGCAAGGCGGACGAATCTACTACACGAACTCCTTCAGGACGCAAGCGACGGCACGCTATGCCATGGGAGACCGGCCCGTCGACATCTTCCGCGACAACGGGATAGGGCCCGAAGTGATCGGGTACAAGCGCATCGAACGCTGTATCGCCCGGTGGAAAGAAAACCCGGACGAATTATCCACAGTAGATAGTCGAACGTCACGTCTGAAGCGCATCGAGGAAGAAATCAAATACCTCGAGCAGCAGGCGAAGAAAATCCGACTGGCCGAGGATAAGGAGGCGAGCAAGCAATGAACGATCCGTTTAACCAGGAACTACCACACAAGGATGAAGCGGAACGCACCGTATTGGGTGCGATGCTCCAATCCCGTACCGCCATTGACGAGGCGCGTCAGAAAATCACGGAAAACGACTTCTACCAGCCGAACAACAAAACGATTTATCGTCTGATCTGCGACCTGTCCGATCAACATGGCGACGTTGACACCACACTGCTTTGCATGACATTGACCGAGCGGAAAATGCTTGATCATGTTGGAGGCCTGAACTACGTCGGCAAGCTCATCGATTATGCTCCGACCACGTCGAATGTCGGCATCTACGCGGACATGGTCAAAGACGCGGCGAAACGACGCGACATCATCGCCATCGGCACCCGCATAGCGCAAATGGGTCATGCGAACGATGCCGACACCGACAGCATCATCGGCAACGCCTTGGACGAGGCGTTCCATATCGGCGAGGACGATTCCAGTACCGATTACAAGGACATCTATACGGTTTCCACCGATATGCTTGACCATCTCGACAAGATTCAGAAGGGGGAAATCGCCGAAGGAGTCCACACCGGATTCAGGGACATCGATGACGTGACCCACGGTCTGCAACCAGGGCAGATGATCGTCGTCGCCGGACGCCCGGCCATGGGAAAGTCCACGTTGGGAATGGACTTCGCACGGAATGCGGCCATTCACGACAACCAATGCACAGTCGTCTTCAGCCTGGAAATGAGCCGTGAGGAAATCGCGCAACGCCTGTTCTCCGCCGAGACGAACATTCCGTTGAATGTTTTCCGCGACCCGTCTCAGATGACCGACGAACGATGGCGAACCGTCAACGGTTTTTGGCAGAAGCTCAAGGACAAGCCATTGTATATCGATGATTCCGCGAATCTTAAGGTCCCTGATATTCGAGCGAAATGCCGCAGGTTGAAGGAGACAAAAGACCTGAAACTCGTGGTCGTCGACTATCTGCAGCTCATGTCCAGTGGGCGCATGACCGAGAACCGTCAGCAGGAGGTAAGCGACTTCAGCCGCCAGTTCAAACTGTTGGCCAAGGAACTGCAGGTGCCGGTCGTGATCCTCAGCCAGCTGAACCGCAACGTGGAAATGCGCGCCGACAAAGTACCTCAAATGAGTGACCTACGCGAATCCGGCTCCATCGAACAGGACGCCGACGTGGTGTTCCTCGTACACCGTCCCGACGCCTATGACAAGGAAGATAGGCCCGGTGAGGCCGACATCATCATGGCCAAGCATCGCAACGGCCCGACCGAGACTTTCCACCTTGCTTTCCTTGGAAGCAACAGCAAGTTCAAGGACATGCCGCAGGACTATACGACCGGAATCTGACCCACAGAAGAAAAAAGGAAAACCCAATCATGGACGCGAAAATCACCGCCAAAGTGGAAACCATCACCCCGGAAATAGCGAAAACCATGCTCGGCGAAAACGTCAACAACCGGCGTATCAGCCGAGACAACGTCAACTTGTTCGCCCGCGAAATTCGCAACGGCGAATGGCGGTTCAACGGTGAGGCCATCAAATTCGGCAAAGACGGGCGACTGCTGGACGGCCAGCATCGTCTGCTCGCCGTCATCGCCG